AAGTCGAAGGCTTGCCCGATGACTACCGCGGTGCCCCGCTAAATCACTCTCTCAACAGTCGCATTGTGATTCCCGATGTTGCAAAAGAACCAAACCGCCTAGCGAAAGTAGTTGCCATCGGAAACGGTCGGATGCATGATGGCACGCAGTATGAGTTCTCGGTAAAGGTAGGCGACATCGTTTTGTGCACCCGTTACCCCAAAACTGGCGCTGGCGTGAAGTGGCAGGGCAAAGAATTGTTTTTTATGAGCGAGAGCGAGATTCTCGCATTGGTGGAATTGAAGAATTCATAGTTATCGCACGATGCATCGGGGGGATTATTATGGCTAAGACTGCTGATGTTGGCGCTTCTACACACCGGGAACGCAAGCCGAAGAAAGCCATCTCGCACATCCGCGTCGAAGAGGGCGAGAACGGTGGCCACATACTGACGCATGAGCATACCCATTTCGAGCATCCGCCCGAGGTTCACGTCTTCGGTAAAGGGCAGTCGATGGAAGCGCACAAACACCTGGCAGATCATCTGTCGATGCCGATGACCAATGTGGGCGCGGGCGAAGGATCAGAAGAAGCGGCACTCGAATCGAAGGAATCTGCGGAAACTTAGGAGGCAGCATGGAGCGCAAGGAAATAGCCAAGGTTGAGCCTCGTTGGAATGACCATGTGCTTTTAATTTTCACCGACAATACGCAGCAGATGATTCAGAGGCAGGAGCACCAAGGCATCCACTCGCATCAGGAGGCCAATGCGAATACTCCCAAGACGCTGACAACGGTGCATCACCTGAAGCCTGGCGATATGTGGCCTCCGTTGCCTGAAGTTCACAGCGAAAGTTATGGGGAAATGCAGGCACGAGTTGAGCGTGGGCGTTTAATGCGGCCATCCGCTGACGATCTGGACAAAGTTGCCGAAGAGTCGAATATTGCCGATGAGACAAATGCGTAATATTGTAAGTAAACTGTGGGTCAGGATGGGATGGCTATACATGCCTAAGTGGTTGTTTGTGTGGATGTATATAAAACCAGCCTTGGAATACCATTTCAAAGATGCCCGTAGAACGCTTTAAGAACAAAGAAGCATATCGACGTAATATGGCCTATCGCCATATTCACGGTATCCCTTTCACTGCCTCGAAGGTTGTTGTAGGCGGTAAGGCACACGAAGTAAAGCATTCTACGAGCCCATCGCGTAAGAAGATCGACGCCAGGCAGCGAAAGAAAGTAGCCAAGCGCAAGGATACCAGCGCATCAGTAGCCGGGAGATCGGTTTGAATCCTTATCCAGAGTATAACTGGATTGCCACGTCGTTCCCGAAGCCTAGTCGCAGCGAATTGCGATCCTTCGATGAAATAATCTGCAAATTGCTTGCCGCTTCTGTCTCGGTGAGAATCATTAACGCCAAGCACGGCCCAATTGTCGTGACGTGGCTTGCTTCCAATCCTCCGCAGCCTTTCCTGCCCGCATGATTTCTCAGGAAGACAAAGAGTTCCTCCAAAAAGCAAGAGAGAGATTTGCCTACTGCCATGAGCAATGGCGAGACATTCGAGAGCAAGCCGACCTGGACGCCCGATTCCTAGCAGGCGACTCGTGGGATGAACGCGAGAAGCAGAAACGTAAAGACCGGAACATCCCCGCAATCCACCTCGATGAAATAACCCAGTTTATCAATCAGTTGGTCAACGATGTGCGCCAGAACAAGCGTGCGGTGAAGGTAATGCCGAAGGGCGGTGGTGCCACCAACCAAACCGGCAGCCTGCGTGCCGATTGGATTCGCAGTGTGGAGTATGACTCTCAAGGGCAATCGGCCTATATCACGGCATTCGAGAGCGCGGCAGGGCGCTCATATGGGTTCTGGAAGCTAGAAACCTACTACGACAATCCGAACAGCTTTGATCTAAGCGCTCGGATCATGCCGATTGTCAATCCGAACACGATCATCTTCGACCCGGATTGTAAGCAGTACGATTGCTCCGATGCCGAGGACTGTTTCGAGATTGATTTCATCTCCCACGATGCATTTAAGCGGAAGTATCCCGATGCGGAAATAGCTGAGTTTACCGACGACATCCGCCAGCAAGATTTAGCCTCCGAATGGATCAAAGACCAGCAGGTACAGATAGCCTCCTGGTGGCGCGTAGTGGTGGACAAGATTCAATTGCACCTCGTGGATGCAGAAGGCTCCAAGCAGCCGGTCGTTATGCGCTCAACTCAATTGCCAGAGAATTTAGACAGGCAGCGCATCCTGAAATCCAGGGATTACGATGATCGCCGCATCGTGCAATACCTCATCAATGGCGTGGAAATCCTTCAAACCAACGATCCGCGCAAAGGAAAAGGCTGGCCCGGCAAGTGGATTCCGATAATCCCGGTATGGGGCAAAGAACTCTACATTGACGAAGGCTCGGGTTCGCGCCGGATGCTGTTCTCGCTGATTCGCATGGCACGCGATCCGCAAAGGTTGCTTGATTACTATGCTTCGCAGGAAATGATTGAAGCGAAGATGACGCCGAAGGTGCCCTATGTCGGTCCAAAGGGCATGTTCAGTAACCAGGCCGAACAGTGGGAGAGCTTGAACGAGGAAGGCCGCGCATGGGTTGAATATGAAATCCCCGACGGATTCCAGCCCGGAAGCATCAAGCCCGAAAGAGTGCCTTTTGTGCCCAATTTTCAGCAGTATGAGCTTGCCAAGGAAGCGTGTAAGCGGCACATCATGTCGGCAATGGGTATTGCACCGCTGCCCACGGCGGCACAAAGAAACAATGAGAAGTCCGGGGTTGCGCTTTCGAAGATTCAAGGGGAACGCGCCCAAGGCTCATTCCACTTCATAGACAACTACGACCGCTCGCTGGAATATTCCGGCCGGCAGTTGGATGATCTGTTCGACATCATTCACGACATGCCGCGAGACATCGCTCTTCGTAAAGAAGATGGCACGCACGAAATGGCCCGAGTGAACGATCCGGGGCACAAACTCAACAAAGAGTACAAGGGCGAGCACAGCGTCACGATTACCACAGGTCCGAGTTATGAAAGCCAGCGCGAAGAGGCCGCCGAGTTTACCGATACGCTTGCAAGCGTGCCCGGCGTGTTCCCGCTCATCGGCGATTTAATTGTAAGAATGCGAGCGCTTGGGCCTATTGGCGATCAGATAGCGGAACGGCTCACGCCTCCGCAGTTTGCCGACTTGGATGGAACAAATCTGCCCGATATCGCCAAGAATGCGATTGGACAGGTAAAGCAGCAATTGCAGCAAGCGACTGCGGCTGTAGCCCAGCTCCAGCAGGAAAAGGCCGCAAAGATGTGGGAGATGGACGGCAAGCTCCAGATCGAGAAAATCCACTCCGACACGCAGAAAGCTGTTGCGGAAATCAACACCAAGGCGCAATTATTGAATGAACGCATCAAGGCTTTGGAGGATTTGCAGGCTGACTTTCATCAGATGGCGCATGATACTGCGCTGAGCGCCCAGGAGCACCAGCAGACATTACAGCAAGGCCAGCAAGCGGCAGCGCTTGCACCTCAGCCAGATTCAAGCAATAATGGCGGCGGTGCAATGCAGTGAATCCAGCGATGTTTTTGGGAGCGATAGTGATGAACAAAATGAAGATGGAAAAGAAGCCCATGTCACGCGGCGCGTCGAAGGTTAACGTGAGCGGGATGAATGAGGAATCGACCGGGACCCAGATGCACAAGGATTTCGGACACGTGAAGAAGGTCGCTTCGGCCCTTCATGGTTCCGATCCGTTCAAGCACGTCAAGTAATTGTTGACAATCGGGTAATTGCGGTAGCATTATTGCGCGAAGCTGGTCCCTCAGCGGTTGGAACATCTGGGGAGTAACACGACGGATGGAGGGGTCGTCTCCCGATGAAGGCGTAAAACTTCGTCGGAGTGATGAATGGCATCTGAAGCTGTAACGATTGAATCACCCACAAAGATTCTCGCCTCGCTGACCCCAAAGCAGAAAGCAGAATGGCGTCAGACAGGCGCACTCCCCGAAGCACCGAAAGAAACTCCCCCAAAAGAAGCGACGGAAGCGGCATCGTCACCCGCTGCGAAGGAATCACCCGAGCCTGTCAAGGCTGAAGCGTCTGCTGCATCGGCACCAGCAGTCAAAGAAGAGCCCAAACCCAAGGGTGCGGAAGCGCGCATTAAGGAATTGCTCGCGGACAACAAAAGGCTTGAATCCGAGCTCGATGAACTCCGCAAGCGTCCGATTGCAGCGCCAGCGAAAATCGAGGAAGTCGCGAAACCTCGCCGCGGTGAAGTGGACCCCAAGACGGGACAGGCACTGTATGCGACCGATGAGGCCTTCGAGGAAGCGCTTGATAAGTACCTTTCGACCAAAATCAAGGCCGAGAGCAGGCGCGAATTTGAAGAGTCTCAGCGGCAGGCGCGCATAGCCGAGCAGAACCGGATTACCGAAAAGCGTTGGCAGAACTCGCTCAAGATTGCCACGGAACAGCATCCAGACTTTGCCCAGGTGCTTGATATCGGGGATGAGGGAGATAGGAAAGGCGTCTTCCGCAATAAAGACCTGAAAACCATCAAGACCAACGGCGTGTTGGATGCATGGATACTCGATTCCGAATATGGCGCGGTGATGCTCTATCACCTGGCCAAGAATCCTTCGGAAATCGAGCGCATCCAGTCTCTTGCTCCATTCCATGCTGCGCGAGAACTCACCAAGCTTGAGGATAAGCTGGCTTCTGGTTCCGTAACCACTCCCAAGGAAAGCCCCAAAGAAAGCTCTTCTTCCCCCACTGAGACGCGAAGGGTATCGAGCGCACCTGCGCCGGCCGCTTCGGTCAGTGGCCGAGCCACCGCCCCGGTTGACGAGGTTGAAGCCGCCGTCAAGTCCGAGGATTTCGGGCGCTATGCCAGAGCCGCTAATGCGGAAGAGGCAGCGCGAAGGAAAAAGAGCTGACCAATGCCAAACGTATTTGCGTTCCCGCAGTGGGTTTCAATGGAAGCCCTGCGGCTTCTGCTCAACAAGCTGGAAGTGTGCAGTTGCTTTAACACGAACTGGCAAAAGGAGTTTGAGCAGGAGTTTCCCATTGGTTCCACGTCGCAGGTGAAAATCCCGCAACGGTTCACGATCCGCGACGGCCTTGGGTACAATCCGCAGGCAATCAATCGGTTGACCACTACGGTCAACTGCAATCAGATCATGGGCGTTGACTTCGAGTGGGATGACTTCGAGCAGGCTTTGAATATGGAACGCTCGAAGGAAGAGATTCGGCGTCAGTATCTTGAGCCTGCCGTCGCTCAGTTGGCGCAAGAAACCGACTCCAGGGCGGCTCAGTTCGCCTATCAGAACGCCAACAATATCGTGGGTGTTTTGGGCGTCGATCCCACGTCCGTAACAACATTCGCGCAAGCTCGGCAGCGCCTCTTTGAACTTGCCTGCCCTCCGGGAGGAGAGAAAGCCCTCTGCATTCCGCCGCAATTCTCAACCTCGATGGTCCCCGCACTGCAAACGCTGCTGAATCCGCAGGACGATATCAGCAAGCAGTTCAAGGAAGGATCGCTCGGCAAGCTCCACGGCTTTGACGTTTACGAGTGCATGTCGCTCTGGCGTCACACCGCTGGAACGATTGCCGGGGCTTTCACGGTCAATACCGGAAACGCGAACAATGGCGGGAACCAGATCGGCGTAAACCTCACGGCGGGCGACACGGTAAACGCTGGCGATGTGATCTCGATTGCCAATGTGAACCAGGTCAACCCGATGACACGGCGAACGCTTTCTACCACGCTCAAGCAGTTTGTGGTTTTGCAGCCACTGACTGCGGCGGGCGGCGGTGCGGCAGGGGATTATTTGATTGTTTCCCCGGCACTGTTCGGACCGGGCTCGCAGTATCAGAACGTGGATGCGCTGCCGGTCAACGCGGCAACCGTCACATTCTGGCCTGGAACCCCTGCGCCGAATGCGAAGTCTGGTGCCCAGGGCTTGGTGATTCACGGCGATGCCTTTGCTTTCGTCGGAGTCAAACTGGAAGAGCCTAAGGCCACGGAAATGACGACCCAGACCCGCGACCCGGAAACACGAGCTGCGGTGAGGTTCGTCAGGATGTGGGACCCGGTTCAAGCCAAGATGATTAACCGCTGGGACTCGGTATTCGGGTTCGGCCAATTGTACGCGGATAGCTGCTCGGTTCGCATGGTGGGGGCATAACGTGAACACACTGAAGAAACTCGCTCTTGGACTCCTCGCTTCTCTGGTGGTTCTGCTTTGCCCGACATTTGCTCAGCAGAACTATCTCACCCAAACCTATCTGTCCGCGGCATTGGCAGAGCCTGCGAGTCCGGGTACGCCTCCGGTTCCGCAAAGCAATGTGCAGGTCAATTCGGCCACTGGCATTACGGCACCGTCATTTAACAGCACTGGCACCATCAATACCCAAACTCAATGGCAAATCTACGTTGACCGGGAATTGATGACGGTTGTTGGCGTCAACGGTTCCAACCTCACGGTTCTGCGAGGCCAGGGTGGAACTCGGGCGACAGGACATGCTTCAGGCGCAATGGTTCTGGCCGGCCATCCGAATTGGTTCTATGTTGCCGATCCTGGTGGAATCAGCGTTCAGGGAATCACGGCACCAAGCAGCGCTCCGTGCGTCCTTAGCAATGTCGTTGTTTCTCCCTGGGTCAACATCAGAACCGGCTTGCAATGGGTTTGCAACCCGACTTCGGGCGTGCTGACTTGGCAGGCTGGCTTCGGGAATCCATACAACCTCTACGACGACAGCATGGCGACGGTGTCATCTGTCGCTGGGGCTACGAACATTTCGTTTCCGATGATAACCATATCGGGGACGAATGCGATCACCTCATTCACATTCACGGGTAACGGGGCCATCGGCGTGGCCGGGGCCGCAACAGCAAACCAGGCAATTTCCAACTTCTGTGTCATTCCAACTGGAGCTTTCACGACCGTTGTGGGAAACAACATCGGATCAGCCCAAACTGCCGTAGTTGGACAGATCATGTGTTGGTATTGGAACGGGAAGAATGGCACTTGGTTGACCCACTAAGGGGAATCCATGACGACAATCCTAACGCCTGAAGTAGCCAACATCATCCAAGGCCCGCGTGGAATCGGAGCGCGGGCCGCTGGCGGGGCCTACACCCAGGACTGCCAGCAGGATCTGATCGACACGGACTCCCTGCACGTCGCTCCTACCGTACTGACGGGAACAAGCGACGCCATCAACCCACATGTCTCCGGGAATTACATTATCGCCACGGGCTCAGCCGATGCCATTACCTTGGGCGTACCGACTGCGGGGGCGGACGATAATCTCACGATCAACTTCTGGTCCGACACGCTTTATGCTCACACGATCACCTGTCCCAGCGCCGTGATTGCCGGAGGCGATCAAGTCGTTAAGGCTGCAATCACCCTCAAAGCGTTTCGTGGCGCCGGCGTATGCCTGCGAGCATGGAATGGCACGTGGCAGGTAATTTGGAGAAGCGGTATCACATCGATCGCTTAGGAGTGACAGATGCAGACTGACGTGGAAATACTGGAAGCGGCACGGCGGATAGTCGCTGCAGCCACTCTCACGGAGAAGCCGAAGGGCTTGCCTCCGGACTATCATGGGCCAATCGACTTGAATTATGTGCGTCCCAAGCCGGTTGAGTTTCCCAAGATGGTCTACAGGGCGAGCGCGAAGGCGCCTGAGGGGTACATCACCAGAATCGTCAAAACCAAGGAAGAACAGGATGCCCTTCCGAAGGGCTGGCTCACGACCCATGCCGAGATTCATGGTCTTCTGACTCCGTTCGTCCAGGCAAAGAATGCACCACCGGACGCGGAGGCTGAAGAGCAGGAGGCGGAGAAGGTCAAAAAAGCTAAGTAGTTTCCGAGGGCTGAGAAAAGAAGAGGCTGCACTGCACTAAACTGGCAGTCAGCCTCTTTCGTTTTTTAGGGGACCAAGAATGCCAGTTTTGCCAGCAAATCCGCCGATTACTGAAGTACCGCCAGCGCCTAATACGGTGGGGCAGGTCATCACGAATGCCCTGTATGAAATCAACGTGGTGGCACCTGGCGAGAATCCCGATCCGCTGGAAATGAATTTCGCGCTGAGCAAGTTCAATCAACTCCTTGACTCATGGAGCGCAAGGGCCGAGAAGATTTATGCCTATGACCTGCTGAGCGCAACACCCGGGCCGTCTCCGACCCCATATTTGCTCGTTCCGAATCTCTACCCGCACACGATCGGTCCGGCCGCGTTCCCAAGTGAACCCACAGCCCCGACACCGACATTCATCGTCAACGGCGAGAGACCTGTACGCATCAAGCACATCAATATTCTTCTCAATAACGTGACGCCGGTTGTTCGATATCCCTGCACCAAGAGGGATAAGGATTGGTGGGCGACCGAGCGGGTCCAGACGATCACGACAACATTGCCAACGGACTTCTATTACCGTCCGGACTGGCCTCTTGGTTCGATTTTCTTCTGGCCCGTTCCGAGTTATGCCTATGGCGTGGAAATCGAAATAGAGACGTTTCTGAATGGCGCGGCCAATCTGACGACTCAGTTCATCTTCCCTCCAGGCTATGAACTGGCGATCACGCTGACACTTGCGGAACTTCTCTGTCCATCTTTTGAGAAGCAGCCTAACCCAATTCTCGTTGCGTCGGCACTTAGGGCGAGGCAGTCGATCGATGGATTGAACGCACAGCCACCCAGAATTGACTTGGGTGGTGATTGGACAACGAGTACGAGGAAGCCGCGGCCAAGCTTCAATTACCACACTGGCTACAGCACCTAAAAAGGAGGTGAGCATTTGAAACGATATCTAGCATGGCTGTTTCTGTTTGCTCTCTTTGGCCCATCGGCCTATGCCCAGACGCAGATCTTCACTGCCAACTTGACCGTTGTGGATAGCGCCTCCTGTGCGAATGCTGCAACGACCGCAAAGTCCACGCTGACGGTGCCCCTCACTAATAGCAGCGGTTCCGCCGTGATCCAACTTGCGGGAACATTCAGTGCGACCGTTTACTTCCAAGGGACGGCGGATGGAGCAGACTGGGTGAGCGTTAATGCGCTGCCAGTCAGCGGCACGCAGACTGCGGTTACTTCCGCCACGACAGCAAATGCTTGGCGCGTGAACGTGTCCGGCCTGCAATCGGTGCGAGCCTGCATCGAGGCTTACACGAGCGGTACGGCGGTAACGACAATCACCAGTTCTCCGGCTGGCGCTGTCTAATGGGGCAGTCGATTAAAACTTTTGCGATTGATGCCTCGGGGCCATATGTGGTTACAGCACAGACCCCCTGCTGGCGCATCGAGGTGCGAGAGAATTACGATCTGGCGAGTCTCCCGCAATGCGATCTTCAGCAATTCGCTCCTTCGATGACGACCACGCCGGCGCTAATTCCCAAGGGGACCGTCGCAAGATACAGTCAAATGGGAGCCTATTATCCTGGGCAAGAGGCCGGACGAATCAACACCGCTTCGGGATCTTGCACAGTGGTGCAAATAGAATATGGACGCGACGCCTAAGCACCCTGATTACGATAGGCATTATGCGGAATGGCAGAGAACTCTGCCCAATGCTTCCCATGAAGCGCTCCACGACAAGGTGCTGAAGCACCTTGCATTCAAGGAGCAGAGTCAGGCAGTTGCGACCAAGCCGCAATCGCTAATTCCTTGCCAGTTCTTCCCGGTGAAATGCGAGTTTCAGGAACCCCGTGTGACAAAAATCCCCTGGGAACTGCGAGCCATCGTTATTCTTTTGGGACTTATCTTTTTGTCGATGGTAGCAAAGATTGCCCACGGAGACCCTGCACCGCCTCTGCCAATTCCATTTTCTCGTGTAATGATGCTGCCTCAAGCCGGTAACGTTCCGATTCCTTTGCCTATCCAGGGGAGCGGTTCAAGCAGTCCGGTATATGTCATTTGTTCGTCTGGATGCTCGGCGGCCGGAGCGTTTGCGGACAATTCTGCTTTTACGGTAGGGACAACCCCAGGATCTATTCTCTTCGGTTACTACACGAGCGGTTCAGCGCCAACGCTTTCGACTGGCAACGCCGCACGTGCGCGGATTGATTCCAATTCCTACTTGATCGTAGATTGCGCCACGGGTTGCAGCGCAGGAAGTCTCACGAATAACAATGCCGCACCGACTAATAATCTAAGCGGAGTAATGCCAGCCGTCGCCAATGCTGCTGCCCAGAGTTGGAGCGAAGGAAATCAAGTTTTGTTGTCTGTTGACTTGGCTGGCAGGCAAAGAGTCACTGGCGCTGGCGGGACATTCCCGGTAACGGGTACGTTCTGGCAAGCAACTCAGCCTGTATCCGGTACGTTCTGGCAGACTACGCAACCTGTTAGTGGAACATTTTGGCAGGCGACCCAACCAGTATCAGGTACCTTTTGGCAAGCTACTCAGCCTGTGTCAGGTACTTTCTGGCAGACTACCCAGCCTATATCAGCAGCTAGCCTACCACTCCCATCTGGGGCATCTACAGCAGCAAAGCAGCCAGCATTAGGTACTGCTGGGTCTGCGTCCGCTGACGTGATAACGATACAGGGTATTGCGAGCATGACGAAGTTGCTCGTAACTCCTGATTCAGTTGCCCTCCCGGCCAATCAGTCGGTCAACGAGAATCAAATAGGCGGGACAGGCGTGGTCGCCAATCCCTGCCAGGAAGCAGTTCCAACAACGGTAGCTATTTCTCAGACGGCTAACACAAAGATCATTTCCAACTCGACCGGGAAAAAGAACTACATCTGTTCAATTCTGATTATCGCCGGGGCTGCCGAAATACCGTCCCTCGTTGAGGGAACCGGCTCTACTTGCGGCACAAATACAACAGCCGTTGTCGGATCGACAACAACCGCAAACGGCATGAGTTTAGCAGCCAATGGTGGATTCACTATGGGCAGCGGGGCAGCGGCGGTAATCCCAGGGATCAACGCCAGCTATGATACCTGCCTGTTTCAGAACGGCTCAAATCGACTGGCGGGAATGATTTCCTACGTACAGGAGTAGAGAATGGCGAAGCAAGTAATTATCCTGAGTCAGACCAGCAACGGGACGCAAATCAATATTAACGGTCTGTTCTGGTTTCCCATCACCACCAAGCCGCAGCCGCAATCTAACGGAAGTGCGTGGACTGCGATAGCGGGAACATCCATCGGCCCATCTACGGCAGAGACGGCGGCGATTCAGGCCGGGACCGTGAAAGAGGAGTCGTTTAACTTCACCTTCCCGATTGGCGTAGCGCCTGCTGTATCGGAAGGCTACATGCAAGAGGCGTGGACTGCGAGGAACGCCGAGATAAACGGAATTGGCGGTTACGTCTACTACGGGGCTTACTACGACCCGAATGCGAATGGTGGGGCATGGGCACAGCAATAAAACGACTCCTTCCAATTCTCGCGCTGGTGTTCTTTGTGGCTCCATCCTACGCCTCAATCGCCCACGATGCGGACAGTAACTCGGGAGCCAAAACTACGGCTAGCTTTAGCTGGACGCATACAATGGGCAGCGTATCCAACGGCGTTCTGTTTCTTATCGGATATAACGATGCCTTGACAGTCTCAACGGGAGCGTCTGCGACTTATAACGGAGTCTCGTTGACACAGATCGCCTTTGTTCCATCAGGAACAGCATGGTTCTCGTCAACCCACTCTATGTGGATAGGATGCCTTGCTAATCCGGCGAGTGGAGCAAATACAGCCACCATAACGTTTACGGGGGGAAGCGGCACGCCAGCAAATGCAGGAATAGGTATTTCATTCTCGGGTGTGCAGTCTTGCACCTTAGACGCAGGCCCAACGACAACGAGTGCATCGTCTTCCTCGTCGGTATCTTTGAACATCACGACAGTCGCCGCGAACGCATGGATTTTGGATTACTACTACAATTCCACCACGTCGTTTGTGACAACTTCGGCTAATTCCCCGCAAGTTATCAGTTACCATGAGCCTAACTTTGGAAGCATTGCGGGTGGAGGCATTGGAGCGTCCTACCAAGGCCCAGTCGTAACTCCTACTTCTACTTCTGATGGATGGACCTCCACGGGTACGGGGACAGCATCATTGGATTGGTATTTAGGGGCTATTTCGTTGGTCCCGGCAGGTGGGGCTGCGGCTCCAGTCTGCACCCTCTCAACTCTAGGCGCGGGGCCTTGCTGATATGGCGCGCTTCGGACTCATTGGCGGATCATATACTTCTCAGAGCCTAACGGCCGACGCGCAGCGGACCATGAATTGGTACCCTGAGACTCTAGAGAACCCGCTGGGTAAGGCAAGCATGGCCCTCTACCCGACCCCTGGAACAAGCCTGTTCTGCACCCTACCGGGAGACGGACCTGTCCGCGGGCAGATTGAAATCAATGGGCTAGCATTCGCAGTGTCGAAGAGCAACTTCTGCCAGGTATTTCCGAATGGGACTTTTAATGTCATCGCGCAAGTAGCAAACGACAACTTGCCTGTCTCGATGGTGGCGAGTCCGCAGCAATTGCTTATCGCCTCAGCAGGCAGCCTGTACGTCTACCAGATTCAGGGAACACCCAACTCCCAAAACATCGGCGCTGGGGCCTTCTATCAAGTCCCTAACAGCACATTTACCCTTCCCGGTGGAGCGCAGCCACTTCCTTTACAAGTCGAATACATTGATGGGTTCTTCCTCGTGCTTCTGCGAGACTCGCAGACAATCTACATTTCGACTCCCCTGGACGCGACGAGCTGGCCCGCTTTGCAGCAGATCACTGTCTCAGTATTCTCCGACAACGTGCAGGGAATGATTCAAAATCAGCGTCAACTGTACGTTTACGGCCGTAAAAGGAGTACGACTTACTACGATTCAGGCAGCCCAAACATCTTCGATGTGAATCCTTCGGGCACCGTCGAGGATGGCATGGTAAGCAACTTCGGATTTTGCCGGCTCGATAACTCTGTTTTCTGGATTGACCAGGACGAGCGCGGCTCTGGAGTGGTAAGGCGTTACTCGGGCTTCACGCCCACAAGAGTCAGTAATCACGCTATCGAGTTTGCCATGCAGGGTTATCCCACAATTTCAGATTGCGTGGCTTATCCCTGCCAGGATCAAGGACACGCCTTTGCCGTGTTCTACTTCCCGACCGCAAATAAGACTTGGGTGTATGACGTGGCAACCGGGCAATGGCATGAACGGGGCTACTGGAACGAAAACACCGCATTGTATTCGGCGCACAAGTCGCAAAATCACATGCTGGCGTTCGGAAAGCATTTGGTGGGGGATCCGACCAGTGGGAATATCTATCAGATGGCCATTCCCTCAACGGCAATCGGCGGCGGCTACAACTTCGTGACCGATAACGGCAACCCCATTGTGAGAATGAGGCGATCCCCGCACATCTCGGCGGAAAATAAATACTCGTTCTATAACGAGTTGGTTCTTGATATGGAGACAGGGCTCGGGCCGATGCCTCCCCTCCTCGATGGCGCCGGGAATCCTCGCGGGCCTAAAGTCCTGCTCCGTTGGTCCAAAGATTATGCCCATACGTGGAGCAATTACTACTCGCTCGATGCAGGACAGGCTGGGCAGTATCGACAGCGAGTAAGGCGCTCGCGCATGGGGCGGGCCAGGGACATGGTTTTTGAGGTGTCATGCAGCGATCCAATTCCTTGGAGGTTGATCGACGGCTATTTGGATGCTGACGGGCCGAGTCCGTACAAGCCTTCGAGCAGGCTAGCTTTGACATACGGGAAGGTAAGCTGATGGCCAACCCTGTCCAGCGACCCCCAGATGATCCGACGAAGCCCACGACTACCTTCTGGACAAATTGGTGGGCAGCGTTGACAGCCCCAGCTAGTCCGGTGGCTCCTCCGGCAACTTCATCGACGCCGGGGATAGCAGGGCAGTTAGCTTTCAGTTCGACGTATTTGTATGTGTGCATTCAATCAAACAGTCCGACACAGGCGGCGATATGGAAACGGATCGCGTTAGCAGCATTTTGATTGGGCTTCTCTCTGAGGCAAGCGGTCGCCCCGAAGAAGAGATTAGCGTCGTGGATCGACTGGAGGACTTTTCTCTGGATTCTCTTGAGTTCGTAGAGTTCATGCAGGAAGTCTCGAAGATCAAGCCGATTCCTCAGGATAAGTGGGCGACATTCGACACAGTAGGGGACCTGATAAGGGCGGTTGAGTGAGCACGACATTTCAAGTCGAGAAGTGGAGCGATTGCCTCTCTGAATTGAGGCCATTGTTTGCTTTTCTTTGGAAGGATGTAGCAGTTGACCAAGATCGGTTCGTTGCGAAGTGCGAGGAATCAAAATACAAAGCACTCGAAGAGGCCGGGGCACTTTGCCTCACCACGATGAGGATTGAAGGGAAGTTGGTAGGTTTCTATGCCGCGCTGATTCTTCCCAACCCTCACTATGAGGGGCAAGGGAAGATGGTATACACGGATATGTATTTTGTGCTTCCGGTGATGCGGCGCGGGAATCTTGGCCTGAAACTATTCACATTTTCTGAAAAGGTCTGGAAGCAATGGGGAGCGGTAAAAGCCTACTCCAGCCATAAGATTCATCGGGACCGTAGCAAAATGCTCCAGGCGCTCGGTTGGAAAGCAACAGACACGGTATATAGCAAGATTCTTTAGGAGATTTTACGTCAACCGTTGCGATAGGGTCAATAGCAGCAGCAGGAATCGGAGCCGTAGGTTCAGGACTTGCTGCGTCCACTCAGGCTGGAGCCGCCGAGAGCGCCCAAGCATTACAGGCCCAAGAAGCCCAAAATGCTCTCAATTTCCAAGAGCAAGAATGGAATACCCAGCAGCAGAACTTGCAGCCGTGGCTTCAGGCGGGCGGTAGTGCCGTCACAAATCTGTCTTCGATGCTTAACGGCACGCCGGGAACGTCTACGCCATCGACAATCGGCGGGGCGCAATACAACCTTCAGGAAGGCAATGGCGGCCTGCTTGAGCCTTGGAACAACCAATTTCAGGCACCCACGGCAGCGCAAGCCGAACAGACTCCGGGTTATCAGTTCACTCTCGGACAGGGTGAACAGGCGGTCCAAAACTCAGCGGCAGCCAGCGGTGGATTACTTACAGGCGGGACGCTCAAGGCGACAACGGGCTATGCGGAAGGGCTTGCAGACACGACGTATCAGCAGACCTACCAGAACGCCCTGCAGCAGTATCAGCAGGCTTACAATCAGTTCCAGAACAACCAGACCAACACATTCAATCGGCTCTCAGGGGTCTCAGGAGTTGGTCAGACGGCGGCTACGAATCTCGGACAACAAGGGCAGGCTGCGGCATCGAACGTCGGGAGCATCAATCTCACGACCGGCGCACAACAAGGCCAGCAATTGAACAACGCAGGAGCAGCCACGGCTAGCGGATACACGGGAGTCGCGAACTCATTGTCAGGCGGAATTAGCAACATTGCTGGTTCTCTGACTTTGCAGCAACTATTGGCGGGGCAGAACCAGAATCCAACATCAACGACTTTGCCATACGGAGGCTACTAGGTGGCGAGCATACCCCTTTTAGCTACGACAATCCGACCGCCAGAGAATCCGTTAGATCAATATGCTAAAGCTCTGTCCGTCCAGTCGATGATTCAAGGGCAGCAACTCCAAAAGACGCAGTTGGCTGGGGAGCAACAAGCACAGCAGCAGCGCGCTGCATTGTTTCCAGGGCAGCTTCAGGAGCAAGAAAATCTCACGGCCGGTTCGGGGATTGATCTGCAAATGAAGCAATTGGGACTCAAGAATGCCCAAATCACCAACTCCGCATTGAGCGATCCGAATCTGTCGAGTGAACTAGATGAATGGCAGAAGCAGAAAGGTGGGGACCAGGAAGCGCCAACAGGAGGCACGGGCATTCAGCTTCACCCCTTGGCTCAGTTCCTCATGGAGAAGAGAGGATTGCCGGCACTTGGCCCTGGCGGGGCGCTTGAAATCTCCAAGAACCTTACCGAGAGCGCACAGCAAATGGCGACTCTTATTAAGACGCAGGGCGATGCGGCGACGTCGAAATTGACGGCCTATGGCAAGCAGATCGACAATCTGACAAACGCGGCGGCACCGATCTTCGAGGAAGCCGATCCAGCCAAGCAGCAGAATGCTTTAGGAACATTCAAGAATACCGTACTCGCCAATCCGACTGATTACCCTCCTGAATTAGTGAAGCAAGTTCAGGGTATCAACACTGTTGGCGATCTGGCGAAGATGACCAATTATGCCAAGATGCATGAAACGGTAATCGAGGACGCGCAAAAGGCGGCTGAAGCATCGCAGAAAGTCACGGCTGCCGCACCTCCAACATTCCAGCAGCAATCGGATGCCAAGAACACGCTGGCAAGCTACTTGGCGATTCCCGCTCCGCAAAGAGCAGGACTGGCGCAGGAGATGTCTCACGCCCCAGATTTCGAGAGTTTGCAGAAGATTCAGGCCCGGGCAGATGAAACACAGAAGTCATTCCAGATGTCAGCCGATGCCCGTCAGAATGCGATGGCGATGAAGGACGTAGCTGTGGGTCAGGCAATGGCGACACAACTCATCGGAGAGGACAAAGCCCTCGGAACCAACCTCGACCAGACACGGGGCATTCGTGGGTTGCTCGATATGAGTACCGGAGGGAATCAGGCGGCGACCGCAGCGGCCCAGACACGCTTCGCGGAGCACGAAATTGTCGAGGGTGGCGTCAAGAGAATGAACCAAGTGGAATACGAAAACTTGGCTGGCTCGCTCGGTTCCTACGGGCGTAAGTTTCAGTCATGGGTCGATGGCGGATTCAAGGGTCAGATGCCCCCTGCAACGAATGGAGAAATGGCGAAGATTCTTGACGCCGAAGATGCGACCGCGACAGCAGCGCACCAACGCAACGTCGGATTCATTCAGGATCGCTTCTCGGCTATAAATAAGGGCGGTTTGCCGACGCAGGCGAATCCGGCAGCTAAGCCCGTGAATAACGATCCGTTGGGGATCCGATGACAACTACCGCCAATCCCATCGTTACCCAACTCAGCCAAGGACTTAATCCTCTGGTCGATAAAATACGGGCAACCCATCCGGGTGCCTATGATGACCTCAGTGATGCGGAGCTTACCGCGAAAGTGGTAGCGAAATATCCCCAATATGGAGACTTGGCAGCGCCGTATGATAAGACGAACGCCCTAGCTATGAATCAGGCTCACGGTGCCGTCTCCTTGATGGGCCATCCAGCATCTTCGCAGGCGCAAGACACGGCATTTGACGAAGCCCTGAAATCTCCCAGCGCCCCGAAAAATCCCCTTTACCTTTCTGGGCCAACTCCAGAAGTCCCGAAGGGAATGGATGCAGTTGCTCACATCGCGGAGAGCATTCCGGCCGTGGCTGGTGCGGCTGCATCTTTCGTTCCTGCCGAGGGGCTTATCTCTGGTGCCAGCAATATCCCAACTGCCGCAAAGGCTGGTGCTGCATTGCGGGACGTGAAGGCCGTTGCCGGCGGCGTTCCTATCGACATCTCTGAAGCTGGCAATACTGCCCTTGAAATGATGACTCAAAAAGAGCGCGGTGGACAGCTCCCCCAAGCGGTGAGGCAGCTCGTGAGTCGTTTCACCGACCCGAGCAAGGGACCAATCACCTACGAGGAAGCGAAGGACTTCCAGTCGAACATCTCTAATCTATCGGCGAATGAAAAAATGGCACTCAAGCCGAATACTGTTCGCCTTCTTGGGCAACTGAATTCCAATCTAAAGGACGCTCTAGAATCTGCTGCGGACACCCAAGGTAAGGGACAGCAATTCGTTAACGCCATGAAGGACTACCACAATGCCATGAGGATCAGGGGGATGTCCGACGCTGCCAAAGAAGCCGCGTGGCGGGCCGCATTGGGTGCAGCGGGAGTTTACGGAGCAAAGAAAATATGGGACGCGGGACAATGAAAAGGCTTCTATTCCTAATCGCACTCTTTGTCTCGCTGGCCCATGCCCAGACGCCGACCAGCTTGCTCCCTGTCCCGCGGCAGCAATTCCTGAATCCGCAAGGGCAACCGCTGGCCGGGGGCTGTGTCTTTACCTACATCTCCGGTACGAGCACACCTCTTGCAACCTATACGGATTACACGGGAACCATCGTCAATTCAAATCCCGTGATCCTCGACAGCGGCGGCTTCGCATCTGTTTGGTTACAGAGTGGCACGGCATACACAATTACCGTTTTCGCAAATGGCGGCACCAACTGCGCGACAGGCTCACAGCAATGGTCGGTGAACGGAGTTACCGGACCGCCCAATCTTCTGGCTCCAGGACCGATCGGCACCACGGTTCCGAATGTCGTTGAGGCCACTTATTTTCTAACCGGATCAGCTTCGCCTGCATTGAGTGGATTGATCCGTCTCGCATCGGGAGACTCGATCTGCTGGCGCAACAACACGAACACTGCCGATGAGTGCTTGTATAAAGACACATCGGAAACCCTGACTTGGCCGGCCGGGGAAGCGGCCCTGGTCAACAATTGCAACGTAGCTGCTGAGTATGCGGCGACTCAAGGTGGTGCGGTCGGTTCCAATGCTCTCGCTGGTTGCGTGTCCATTCCTCCAAGCACTGCAGCTATTGGCTTGAATGGTATGGCGGGATTTGCTGTTTCATCCTGCAACTCGATGGTGCGGACTGTTTGTAATGGAGTCGGGGCATACGGACAGGGCCGAGCTATTGTGAACTATGCATCGGCCTGGGGCGGGAACCATCTTGCGCAGGATTTAGTTGGAACGGCCCACACCAACCTAACCGGAGATGAGATTGATGTAAATGTCTTGGGTTCCCCAGACAATGTTTGGGGACTACTCGTTACAGGAAATTTTGGCGGAACAATACCCGCTAGCAGTTGGGCGTTTAATTTCAGTCCCACCTCGGGCCAGGTTCAAAACGGCATCCAATTGGCCGATGGATCTGTTATTGGTTACGGTGCAATCTTTGGCTCACAGACGCAGACCGCCAATTCTGCCTCTCAGCCTGTTTGCTTCAATTTCCGCGACAGTTCCAACATGCCTCACTGTATTTATATCGAGGCCGACGCGTCTGGCGATCTGATCCTTGCTCCTTATGCGGGCTCAAACATCCAGTTGAATGGCTCGACCTATCTCGGATCGGGTTACATCTTCGGCTCAGGTACGGTCAACATTGCACAAACGGGCGTAATCCGGCTTGCAAACACAGACCCATTGTGCTGGCGCAATGCTGCCAACAGCGCTGACCTTTGCATTACTCCGGGCTCAACAAATCAGCTACTCCCTGCCGTTGTTTCCTATAATCTGCAAAATCTGGCAAGCGGGGGAAGTGTGACTTCTGGCGTGCTGACGACGGTGGACAGCAAATCGGTAACGATGCCTTCGACGGGGTGCCCCTGCCGCGCTTTCATTTCCTATAGTTATTTCTGGACCACGGCGGCATCGGCAACGGTGGCTGATTTCTATGTAACCGATGGGACTAATAACTTCCTGCCTTCACAGAGCGGCGCGGGCTCTTCGCCGGTAACGACCACGGGAGATTCCGCATCAGGATTCTCCAGCGTAACTTATGCCAACAGTGCGACGGTTGTATTCACCATGAAGGTACAGACGAATCAGAACATCACGATCAACCAAACGTCTACCAGCGCATCGCAGAACAGCAATTTTCAGGTAGTTATGGTGCCGAGCGACTAAATGAGACTAAGAATTTTAGCATTGATGATTCTCTTTCTTTTCGGAGCATCGGCCTACGGGCAAGGGGTTCGCTTTGGCGACGGCCAGCCTGTTTTCTCCGTGCCATATCCAGATGGACCTGTTTACTCGGTAGCAGGTGCGACCATTTCATTCTGCGCGAGCCCTGCGAATGGCGTGCCATGCACCAATCGCGTCACCACATACACTAGTGCCACATTGGGAACGGCCTGCTCAACGAGTACGCAGATTGTTCTGGCGGGGACCACTACTTGCGTGGGAACAGCGGATAACTATGGGAATTGGGGCGTTTGGGTACCATCAGGGAACTACACCTATACGATCACTTATCCGGCCGGCAATTCAGTCGGCCCTTACTCGGTTACGCTGGCTTCGGGTGGGGGCGGAACTCCAGGCGGAACGAGCGGGCAAGTCCAATATAACAATGGTGGGATTTTCGACGGATTTACATTCGCAGGCGATTGCTTGCTGAGCATCCCAACCATCCTTTGTACGAAAACCAACGGAACTTTATTCGCCCCGAGTGCCACTATAAACACGACGAATGCGAGCAATATTTCCAGCGGGACGCTGAGTTCGCCGCGAATGAGCGCGGTCAATCTTGCAGCGACCGGAAATGGAGGTGTGACTGGCAACCTTCCCGTGACCAACCTGAATGGGGGGACTGGCGCCTCCAGTTCGACCTTCTGGCGAGGTGACGGAACGTGGAACACGTTAGCTGGACCAATTTTCACGGTGAATGGCGGTGGCGCCATTCCATCCCCCGTCAATTGTCAGAACGGGAGCACTCCAGTAAACGGAATCACCATCAATTGCAGTAACCCATCGTTAGGAAATTTCCAGTTGGCGATCACGGGGACGGCTACTGAGGCGCTTCTTCCCGCAACGACGGTATTCACCGACCAGAATGCCACTTTCGGAGCGCATGTCTATGACTTTTCTGGTGCTACTACCTTTCGTCCCAAGTTCGGAACTACTGCAAGCCTGCCTGCAACCTGCGCGGTGGGAGATGTCTACGAATCCACCAATGCCACAGCAGGGCAAAACTGGTATTTCTGCACCGCAACAAACACCTGGACGCAACAGCTAAACACAGGGGGAAGCGTACCGGGCTCCAATACTCAGGTAATCTTCAACAATTCAGGTGCTCTCGGAGCGAGTGCAAACCTCACATGGTCCAGTCCATATCTTTCATTCGGAGCATCTGGTACCACGGGCGGAACTAAATATGTAGGGGCGACCAGCGGCACCGTCACAGTGCAATCGCTCGACACTGCCGGGACGTGGACCTTCAAGTGGCCTAACAGCGGAGGGACAACCGGCTATGTTCTCACCACGGACGGGTCCGGTAATACGTCTTGGACGAATCCGAGCACAGGCGGCACGGTCACCAGCATCGCATTCTCTAGCCCTCTCACCGGGGGCACCATCACCACTTCGGGAACGGTAGGCTGCGCATCGTGCGTAACGTCGTCGTCTCCTGGTGCTGGCGTGGCGCATTTTGCAGGCTCAACACAGGCAGTCACCTCAAGCGCAGTAACATCATCGGATGCGACTGGGAACACAAGCGGCAGCGGGAACTTCTGCCTAGTGACTTCCTGCACGATGATAAACCCAGCACTCGGAACTCCTTCGGCACTTGTGCTCACCAATGCCACAGGCCTGCTCGTTGCGGGCGGTGGAACCGGGCAGGCCACTCTTACGGCGCATGGTGTCTTAATGGGTGCCGGAACCTCTGCGATCGGTGCGAGCACTGCAGGCACGCTCAACCAACCATTCCTGTCAGGGGGTGCCAGCACTAACGGAGCCTACGGCAACACGCCTGTAATCGGCACCGCGGGCGTCTATGGATTCGGAGCCGGGGGCACAGCTGACACGGGTATCTCTCGTGACTCGACAGGCGGGGCTGGCTACTTCGACTTCGGCAACGGCACGGCCAACGATACAACAGGCTACGTGCAAGCGACCACGTTTCACACGACCGGCTCAAACGGCGGCGTCTCGTGCCCTGAAGGAACGGGCGGAGCGCTGACTCCCTCGACCAGCGTAGACGTGCTGTGGTGCGATTCAACCGGCCAACGTCTTGCGATGAACAACCATAATACCGGAAAGGTTTACCTGTCCGGGATCGCATCGGCAGCTACTGCCAATGACTGCCCAAAGTTTGCAGCGAACGGCTATGACTTTGTAGACTCGAATGCAGGGTGCGGAGGGTTGTCCGGGCTGACCACCAACGTTCTCCTAAAAGCAACTAGTTCTACCGCCGCAGGAAATTCATCCATAACGGATAACGGAACGACTGTTTCCTCGGCCGAATCGGCATCATTCGGTACAGGTCCTATTGCGGTCTATACGACGGCTGGAGCCAATCAGGAGTTTGATATCGGGTCCGGGAACGGCTCTGGTGCGCTAGGAGGTACCGGACCAACCTGTGTCAGTTCTAACGTTGCGTTGCAGACCTGTTGGAATGGTTCCGATATTATGAACACCTACACGGGAATTACCCTGGCATCGTCTACGGGATCCCTAGGACAACCTATCCA